GTTAACCTCTCCAAACCTCTTTTAAACATCAGACTCTAATTAAAAATTTTCCCCACTTGGCGCAAGCGCCAAACAGGTACATAAAAACTTAGTGTCTTCATTATTATAAAAGTTTGGTGCTTGCTCCCTCGAGCCAAGCAGGGCGGCCTCCGAAAAAGCCGTCGACGCGTCTGTGCGTCTACAACCATGGGTTATTCTCTCGCCATTCACAAATTGGAACGTTGAGAAACCATGAAAGAGAAAAATCCTCACCTGCAGAAACATAAGATTCTACTATCGGCATGAACTCTTGTCGGATAACTGCTCCATATCCAACCGGACCCTCATATAAAAGCTCTTCTGTGAAGTGCTTAAATTCGTTGATCTGGCCAGGAGGCTCAGCTGCGGCAATTGTCCTAGCGCTAGCAAATCGAAGATTCGTATAATAAGGAACTTCAATTTCAGCAACAGGTTGCTGGTTAACAGGTGTTGTGTACGCACCCTTCCACGTTATCGCTCTATTACGAGTCAATTCCGTGGTATTAAGATTTCCTGATACTTCCACCGACCGGCTAATAGCCTGTGTTGGTACGGTAAAATTAGGATCTTCTCTGCACACAGTAAAAGTTCCATTGAAATCCAAAGGATTCAATAGTACATCATTTGTGTTATTCACTTGCATAGGAAGCCTTACACGTACATGCTTCCATCGAATTCCCCCTCTCCTACAAACAAATGCTGGAGTAAGGTAATTCATAAGTGTCATTTTAGCAAAGTAAAATGGAGCAGAAGGATCCGGTCCAATATATCTTGGAAAGTCAGTCCAATACGTTCTATGCAAATATGCTCCAACTGTACCATTAGCCGTGTATTGTAACGCGGAGTGGTAGTTGTAACGTTTAAGCAATGAACGAAAAGACATGAAAGTCTCTCCAAAATGAACCAAGGAACTCTCTGGGTATTCTACTGTAGGAAGAACCGCAGAAGTCTCAACGTGTTCTGTTGATACATTCTGATCTTCAGGCGATTCATCCCCAGATTGTGAAATAAATCCACTCTGACCCTCAAAATTCTCTTCTGGAACTTCAGTTTGAAAATACTGTAAGCTATTTAGATTATCTTCAGGGGCAGCAACTTCAAAATCTTCACAAGCGTTCACGAATACGTTGATCTGTATAGATTCACCAGCAGGTGCATTTGGAACTGTGAGCTTGTTCAAAACCCATATTGACACAACTCCATTTGCTGCATTGGTGGTACCGAATACTGGTGCTACCACCGAAGGATCATCATTCGCAGGAGAATGTGCCAACGGCGGATCAGCAGCCGTAAAATGTGGTACGCGCAAATAAGACAAATTCTGATTCCAAGGAATACGAACTTTAAACTTGCGCTCTTTTGACAAATCAATTATTCTGTTAAAACCAGCTACCCATTCAGGTACTGTAGAATTAAACCCAATCGGATCGTAATTAAATCTCAAACGACCTTTGTGGTACTGCGAAGCTGCGATTTCAAACGTAAATTCAATCGCGCCTCTCCAATATTCAAATGGATAAGCAGCAAAATGCATCGGAGTCATCGCTAACTCAATATTACCAGCAAAGTCAGATTTCTCAAACAATCCGCATGTTACCTGTGAATTGAATATTAAACTGTCAACTGCATCAGCAGTTCTCCAGTCCGCTCTAGTTAACAAACTTCTTCTCTTAGCAATATTTCGAATCATTAACTCATCTTCTCCTGGATCATATCCAGTTAATTTTGGGTCTATACTCAATTCTTGTTTAGGATCAAAAGTAAGTTTGTCTGTCGCTTCTTCAATAGAAGTATTTGCAATGTTGCCAGCAAAAGCTGGTTTAAACTTAGTGACAGGATCGACATTCACCGGTCGACAATAGCCAAATAAAGAGGCAATACGTCCAGTCATGTCAGCTCCAATCTGAGTTGCCAAAGCAAATCTCCCTATCACAGGAACATTAGTCAGATGACCAGCAAAGCGTGCCAACGCTGATGCTGGTTTAGAAATGACGCCCTGACCATATTCATCTCCTGACTGCGAGACAAAATTGGTACTTCCACACATTTCAACTTCAGACATCCAAGCAAAAATGGAAATTGTTACTGGAGCTGTTGTGGATGCCGTAGCAATCCGCAAAGCGTTGAAAGATGATAAAATTAACCTACCCATAGCTTGTTTTTCAGGCAAACTATCCAGGGCAAGCCAATTTGTAGGGCAACAAAAAGGCAAAAACAAATCTCCACCGGTGCAATCAGTCGGATCAAACGTGATATGCGGTCTCTGTGAATATACAAGATTGTCTATTACAGGTGCACCTCCCGGTGTGCGAATACGTTCCAAGCCACGTTCTCGAGGTCTATATGATAATAATCCTCGACCATAATGCCATTGCGTTCCGTTAATTACCAATTTAATATGTAGGTTACCACGGAACCACGCGTAATTCGCAGTTTTGTTTTCAATTAGTGGATTCTCCAGGTAAAGACTCCACGGGTCTATCTCCTCTCTCAAAAAGTCATTTATTGCCCATTCTCTTTCGAAAATTCGAATAGGACGTGACAAAAACTCTTTGAGTGACACATCGGCAGATAAACCATCACCGCGCAGAGAGTCAACATGATAATCGAGACCCACCGTCTCTGTCATCGTGCTGGTTGCAAACTCTGTCACGGTCGCCTTCTCTCTACCACTTTCTGGTTCTGCGGACCACTGCGTGCCCAAATTTCCAGAATGTGATTCGAAGGACTGTTCATCTTCATACACCTCGTCAAGACTAGATGAATCTAACTCCACATCTGTTAAAATGTTTCCTCGTTTAAGAAGCATCACAATCTTACCTGTAAGTGAAGACACCTTCTTTGTTGCGGGTTCGCCACCCCAACAAGTGTATAAAAGCGTTTTCAACAAACGAGCTGTATTGTAACTATAATGAAATTCTTCGGTACGACTGTAAGGTCGTTTCCAAACAAGATCATCATTCATCGGACGTTCGGCTCCGGCGACCATCGAAAAAATTCGTAAATCTTTGTTACTGTTTTCGGTCATTTTATTTAAACTCGTACGTGCATACGACCAACGCACGTCGAGGTCCCAGGATTTAAAATATTGAGAAGTAGCGTCCTGTTATCCATGGTCCCTGGTCCATGGAAAAAGTTCACCAAGTATAGCTTCCTTCTCTCACCAAATTGAAATTAATCTCACTCTGTAATCGGTGTACAGGGGGACAATTTTAACGACATTCCGGGTCGGCGAATCTTTTACTCAGATTCTTGGACCTCAACGATCTCATCATCAGCGTAGAACACTTCGTTCTCTTCGAACCATCGTTCTCGTCTCTGGTGATAAGTATCATCAAATCCTGGACTCATGAAGTTTTCCCATCCCAATCGTTTAACAACCTCTTTCATTTGTTCATGACGATTATTGAAAACTTCTTCACCGTAAAACCACCACTCGCGCATTGCACCTTCGATGCACTGCACCGCGACTTCTGTGGGGGATTGCTCTTTTGATTTTAGGTTGCAATGTAGACTTTTGAAAATTGACTTCTCATCTAACATCGCTAACCATAATCCCTTTTGCAATTTCCCATCAGATTTACGGTAGCACCAATCATTTTGCCAACGTGATTTCCTTTTCAGAAAATCGGCATCCATATGATTGATGTAAGGCACTGAGTCTGCCTCCTTCTCTGCCATTGTATATTTGATTCCATATTCAGCAAATTTCGCCTGAATGTTCGTGTGATTGAACAAAGGATAATCTCTGTGAACTGACATCTTACAATCATCACCATACGTCATCAAAGCGACAACGTCAGAAAATCTCCCCTGAAAACCGGGATAGATCTTCTTGAAAACACAACGATGATATAAAGAATTAACAATCGAATTCAAATATACTGTCAATGGTTGTCCAGATGGGTTTGACCCGTACAACTGTATCAACTCACCGTCCAAAGACATGACAGGAAAACAAATTTCTGTTGCACACCCTCGCATAATGCAGATATCCTCATCTGAATAACCTGCTTTCTTTGCAATGTGTTCAAAAACTTTAAATGCGCACAATGTCATTCTTGCTGACATATGTTGATCATACGCACTAAAATCTCCTGCAACAATCCTGTCCTCACCAAACTTAATCATAAACTCATTCAACTCGTGCCAACCACGACCTTGTGAATTAATACCCACGGCACACTCTGATTTAAGTGAAGCCATGGAAAGAAAGTGACACATGGTAAGGAAATACATTCTCACGTTGAATCCTAAGGGAACGGGGCCTGCCTGAAAAACTCTGACTTTCGTTTTGGTAAGAGATGTCGGTTCGTCTTTGGTACACGATTTAAAACAATCGTAGGATCGTGTCCCTTCCAACCATCGTAACCTGGCATGTTTTGCAATTGCGAGGGTATCATCATCCATTGTCATCGGACATGTATTCCCACCGACATTCTTCTCATCATCAACTTCAAGTTCAATCATGAAATCTCTCTTTGGTTTATTCAGCGGCCAACCCATGGATGTACCTGCTTTCATCTTGTCGACGAATCGCATACCATCCACACCGGAAACCGTTTCAACCTCAGACAAAATTCTGACCTTATCTAAAAGTTGTTTCCCAGATGGACTCTTGCAAATGTCATCAATGTTTTTGCAATAATCGAGCATTGCCCATTCTAGGGTCTCCGCATCAAACTCCTGGTAAGCATTTCCCGCTTTCGACAGAAATTTCTGGTACGGATCCCAAGCAGGAACACTTTCGCCATCATCTCCAAATTTCCTACAGTTTGCTGGTTTTCCGTGCTGTCGTGCAACTCCAGTCACAGCTTCAACTGTTTCCGAAGCTGGTGAAATAATAACTGCAGAGCGTGGCCTGACCTTTCCCCTTGGCATAGTACCAAAATGTGAAATATGACCTTCCTCTTGAAACCTAGTAGGACTCTTAGCTTCAATTTCTTCCCTCGGAGTAAAATCAATGTCGTATTGTTCAGTCTGCATGTTACCCATACTCTTTGGTATAAGCACCGTAGGTCGTGATTCCAACTGTTCTCGAGCTCTCCTCAACGCACCTGAAGTAATGCACGTCAACGCACCAATTTTCATGTTACTCTTTTGACCTGCAGCATGAAAACCTACAAAATAGGAACGGGAATCGCTCTCATAGATATGAGAAGCCATACACATCCCTTTGAATGTTTCCTTGGTGTATTGAACAAACGGTCCATCAAATTCTGCCTGATCTGTTTTAACATGTCCATAGCGCACTACGCGAGTTTTATCTTGCATCAGTGTACCATCTTCATTCCGGTAAAACATCCTTGTAAGTACTTTGGATTTAGTTACCTTATCTGGAAAAAATGAAAACAGATCTTTCCGGTCACCTGCACGTGGACAATAGACAAGAACTGCATCAGCACCATCAATTGAAACGCAATCTTCTGGCGCAATTTTACAGTCAAAATTCAATCCAGACATAGTTCCTGGTCCGTCTCGTCGGATAGACATGGTTACTGTTTTCTTTGGAACTTCGTGTCCAGGTATAACAAGTAAACCTGAATCTACGAATAAACCATCGTAAAAATGTCCATCACTTTTGATCCAAACCTGTTGCTTTGATGACGCACTGAACAATTGATCTGCACTCACATCTTTTTTTCGCAGCTTTAGGCAGTTCTTCAACTTTTGGAGCTAGCCAAACATTTGTCTCTTCCATGTGCACTGAAACGTCATTACCTTGTGACATCATCTGTAACGAAGACATAGACTTGTAAAGCGCATAAATGGCGAGTAAAGCTGTAGCGAAAAAGAAAAGTTTCTTCCCATGCTCGGCAATTCCTTCTCTAACTGTCTTACAAATTTTGGGTAGCAATTCACGCGATTTCATCAATTGGGCAATTACATATTCTTTCCGTTGCCGTATGGCGGCTGCCGTACCAACAATGTAAGTTCCCAAAATCGAAGTAAAATGCAATGGATACAAAACTAAAGATGCAACTACAAAGAGTAAGGAGTACTGCAAAAATGGTTTTACCCACTTCCTAGTCTTCAAATACGTCATAGTATATTGAATCTTCAAATCCTTCAAAGAAGCATCAGGTATCCAATTTTCCCACTTCCAGGCACCTTCACCACGCAAATATTCATCGTACAATTCATCAAAGGTCTCCTTCACTCCCGATTGTGATTCCCATATTACAGGGTTCATATCAGGTGGTAAAATCGTCTGTTGAATTGTGTAATTGAGCTCTGCGAGTGCCCTTTGGGTACCTGCAATTTCAATATCTCGCTTAATCTTGGTGTAGAAGTAGCGGACACGGGGAATTACAGATTGCCAAAAACACATGTGATTGTGAGCCTGGTATGCTGGACCTAGGTACAATACCCAAAAGTAATAGGGTAAATACCACAGTCTGCCTTGAACCATACACATCAACAAAAGGATCATCCAGAAAGGAGGTATTTTGTAAACAGGTCTCAATTTCTTTCCTGTGGCTGCAAGGTAAAATCCAATAGCACACCAGAAATAATTGAGTGGATACTTGCCCATCCAATGTTCCCATGAAAAGAAAATATCGGGTTCGGGATCACATCCTTGTTCCAAAACATACCCAGATTGAGATTCGAAGCCAGAATGAGATTCAATCTCTTCGCTTCGTTCGTCAAATCTTTTCTCCGCTTCGGCAAAAGTCTTATCCAACTCTTCTTCAAACACATTCTTACACACACTGCAATACAACGGATGCATGCCACATGGACACAAACCTTGTTTGAAAATTTGTTTGGAGGAATAAGCAACTGATTTTTGGATGGAGATAAATTTCTCCATGTCTTGTTTGACCAACAGAAATAGTTCTCCTAATCTGATGCCTTTTGCCTCCTTGACTTCGCCTTTAAAATCCTTGAACAAAACAGGTGAATATACAACACGTTGCGCAACACCTTTTGCTCCTGGGGCGCCTTGAGTTACCCCTCTCGCTTGATCAACATCAAATTCCCAAGCATCTGGGGCATAAATTCCTTTTTCGGCGTCTCTCTTCAACTTCGCGCCATCTATTGCGGTCTCACCGACAAGATAATCCTTCCGGACTCTTGCTGTGATATGCAACCGAAAACGGCGTAATAGTGAAAGAGGTTCAACTGACGCA